GGGCATTCATCCATTGAGGATATTCGCAAAGCCGAAAACGCTTCTTCCTGCGTCAAAATGTGTGCCATAAAATCACCTTAATCCTCAATGAATGACAGTTCAGCGGATACGGCGTTTGCACTTGCGGAACTATTCGTGATCGCCAGCGTGTATGTCGTACCGGATTTTAAGATAATCGGAGCCTCGGAAGCCGCCGCCCAAATAGGGCCGTTTGCAGTGTGCATCATGGAAAACAGCCCTATAATCGTTCCGTTGCTGGTTACAGTCGTTCCGACTTTAATTGTTGACCCGCTTGTATTTGCGCTGTTGCGGTTTCGGTTCGTCGGAGGATAAGCTGTGCCGCCAGTTAATCCGGTTGAACCTTCGTAAAGCACTATGGCAAGGTCACCTGTCAATGCCGAAATAATGATCGGCTGAAACTTCATTGTTTTGTCGGTAGGCGTTTGTAGCGTTGCCTTGATTGTCTGCCCTACCGTCAGCGCAGTAATAGGGATAGCGCCGGTATAGACGTTTCCGTCTAATACCGCTGCTTCGTCCAAATCCGCACATCTGCGAGCCGTTGCCGCGCTATTGACGGATAATAGAGAATTGGCAGAGTTTATAACGCTGCCATCCTCTTTATACTGCCTGCCGGTCTGCGGCATCAGTGTTGTAAAATCCATTTTTACCGCCTCAAATCAGGAAATAAGCGTCAACCACTTTCCCGGACAGCGCGGAATTCAGTGTGATTGTGTTGTTTTCTACGGCGGTTGCGCTGGTTGCGATAGTCGGTGCCGTGCTTTCTTTCGTGTTGTCCAAGAATGCGAATAAAACAGTATTGTGTGTCAATTTGAACGGCAATCCCAGTTTTGAACCAATTCCAATTGATACGGTATCTCCGCTTGAATTTGTCTTAATAGGTAACGCAATGGATACGATTGTTTTAAAAGCTTTATTCCCAACGACTGTTGACGTACCGCTAAGGGCAATTACTTCCGAGATCGTATCTCCGTTATAATTTGTCCCGGTTATAGTAACATTTCCGGCTATTCCCGCGGCACCGCCTGTAACTGTTACATTGCGCGGTGCTGCGGGGCTTGTGATTGCCGTTGTAATTGTTTGTGCCGATGTTGTTAAAGCTGCGGCCGCGTGTACTGCCGTAGCAGATTCAGCGACCGCGTTTGTTGCGGAAACCAAAAAACGTGCTGGAAACGCACAATCAATGCCAACTCCGGTAACATCTGTATCAAGGCTAAATTCATTTTTTGCGAATGGTGCATTTGCCATAATATTTCCTCCTTAAAAGGAGGGCGGGTATTGTCCCGCCCTAATTTTTTTATGATGCTTTTGTCATTTTAACGAATGCAGCCGAAAGCGCCGGTTTTGCATCAGCATACATTGTTCCGCGATAGTACCGTGAAGTCGTTGTAAACCCTGCGGAATCATTTGCTTCGATGGTCGGGTTTTGGTTAATGTTCATGTAGTAGTAATCCGGGTTAAACAGCAAAATGGTATCATCCGGCATATAATAATCAACCACAATTGGGAATCCAAGAGGGTTCGAAATTAAGCCGGTAATTGGGTTTTGCGTGAAAAGCGGTTGCGAAACGGAAGTTTTGATTTTATAAATCTGCGCTTCCATTGCAGCGTTGACTACCCATGTTGCGTTTGCGCGATACAATCCGAGCAGCATTTTCGCATCGACAAGATCATCATAGCCGATGGTAGAGGCATATGTTTTAGAGTTTGTCGCGTCCCATGTAACGCCCGTGAAAATTCCAGTTGGCTGGCTGTGCGCGGAGCCTGTGCCGTTTAAGATGGCGTTTTCTACCGCGATAGCAAGCTGATCTGAAATTGCCGATACAATATAGGTTTCAAGGGCATCAATTGCCATAAGAATAAGCTGCCCTTTGACTTTGGCAAATTTTGATAAAGCATAAGCACTCAGTGAAACGCTGGAAAGCGTATCATCGTTGTCAGGTGACGGCGCTTCATCGCTCCAAATAGCAGCGGTCTGTGCATTTGCAACAGGCAACACAACATTTCCGGGGATAAAGGTTTTATTGATAAGCCCGAACAGTGCCGAAGTCTGCGTCATGCGTTTAAGAATCATGTCATAGGTCGTTGTAGGAACAGCTGCGCCGCCTGAATCCGCTGCGATTGTTAACGCACGTTTTTCTGTGTCAGTAAAATCTTTGCGTCCTGCGAGCATTTTGAAATATCCTGTGCGATATTCAGGTGCTTTAAACAGCTCAGAACGCATCTGCGCTTTTTCCGTTTCGTTGCTGATAGGCATTTCAAAAACAGTGTCGATGCTGCGTTTGTCAGCAGCAGAACCTGTGCCGACAGAATAAGTTGCAACCGGGCTAAATGTCTGTCCTGCTTTGCGTGCTTCGGCATCTTGAATCTCTTTGCTTCGTGCTTCTGCTGCCGCGGTATCGTCTTTATCAATTGTTTGTGTTGGTTTCGCCGGAACAGGCATTCCGCGCAGATTCACAATGTCGGAATTCAGCGCGTCAATCTGGCCGTTAATGCTGCGCACCTCGTTAATATCTGTAGATGCTTTAGACTTTTCGGCAAGTTCTTTTTTGCGGGCTTCTTTCGCCGCAATCATTTCTTCAATAGTCATTTAAAATCACACTTTCTGTAAAATTTCGGTTTTAAGTTTTTCAAGTTCTAAGCTTCTTTGCTCGTTCGTACTATCCAGTGCGTGGGCCCGGGCATTATCCAATACCTTTTTGGCGCTGTCCAGCGTCGATTGGCTTCGAGCATTTATGTCAGTACCCGGATTAGCGGGCATTGAAACCGCTGCTACTTCCCACACTTTGGCAATGTCTGTGATGGTACGCGACGGCATATCGCTGTCAAGCCCCGTCCATTCGTCATTGCGCACGGAAAAAATGTAGCTCATTCCTGATAAGTCTCCACGCTTGATGGAACCGTATAGAGCATTTGCTTCCTGATTCCCATTACCTGTTTTGGGGTCGAAAAGGTCGAGCGTTGCACGGGTTAATAGGCCCTGATCGTCAACCTTTAATTGGAGCGTCGAATTTGCGTTGTTATTACGGCTGCGGGCAAGTGGAATTTTATCCAAATCATGGTTTACATCGAAAAGAACATCTGTAAAATCTGTATTGTCAAAAGCGCCGCGAGCGATTGTTTCTGTCCAGCACCCGTACATATCATAAGGTTGCCCAAAGACTGCCGCGTGTCCTTCAACTGTGTTTCCCGTATCGTCTACCGCCAAATCCGGCATAGAAAAAGCCCGCATTTCTTGCGAGCCATAAGTTGGTTTATTCAATTTTGGCATCTGTTGTATCCTCCTTTTTATTTGTTGATGGTGTTTGGCTCTCTATCCCCGCACGCGCAAGCTGATAAGCGTCTGCCAAGTTTGCATTAATATAATTAAGGTTTGCTATGCGAACATTTCCTCCCTCATAAGGTTCAATTCCAAACATTCCAAGCAGGAAGTTATTTGTTAAAGCTCCACGATTTCCCAGCGTGTCCGCTATGGCTTTTTTGCTTTCTACCGACATCATTTCAAGATTTTGATAAAAAAAGTCGATTTCATTTCCGTATGAAATTTCCGTCGAAGTGAAAGTTGCTTTTGTGAACGCCTGTGTTAATCCGATAACAACAGGCTCAATTGATTTATCATAAAAAGCTTGTTTTTGATTATCGGTATAATCGCCTGTCAAAATTGGAAGTGAAACACCAAACCATCGGATTATTTTATTTTCCAGAAAGTCAAGCACGTCTTTGCTGACCGTCGCTGGGTTCATGGTAATTGGTGTAAAAGTTGATCCAACGTCCATAGGCAAAATTCCATCGGAACTATTTGTAATTTTCTTTTCGAATTCTTTTATTTCTACTGACTGCTTGTCAAAATCCATTTTTGATGCAATATTGACAACTCCGCGAATGGCTAATGATATTGGAACTGCTTTTGCCATGCCTTGTAAAACAGTGTCGTTGATCGAAAGCGTTTGAATCAAGGCCGCATTGTCCGGCTGTCCATTCATTCCCCCGCCCATGATATCGTTGCATGAAAATTTCTTGCGCAAATGAATGATTTCAGAATATGGAATAGCCGGTGTTTTGTAGCCGCTCTGGAACGTGAACTTAACATATAAATTATTTGATGTGTCTTGCAAAAACTCTGCCATTGTAGGATTAAGCGGATAAAATGCAGTATAATTTTTGCTTTGATTTCCGCGCGCATCAGTTACAATGTCGTAAATCGGGTAAATGAACGAATTGTAATTTAAAAATAAATTCCAAACAATTTTTTCAAGAAAATCGCGCGTTGTCATAAGCGGATTCGGTGCAAACTTGAATAGTTTATTTA